CAGGCCCAGGCATATTGAAAGCTTTGCGTCGTCCCGTCCGGCTCGGTCACAACGCCGTAGATGCCGACCGAAGCGGTCGCGATCCACCACGTCTCGACCGTGATCGAAGCCGCAACCTCATCGTCGATCAGCCATTGCACGGCGCTCGACACGATCTGTTTGACCTGGGCCAGGAAGGCCGGCCCGTTGGAGATGACCGCGCGCTCCAATGTCCAAAGCAGCGATCCGGTCGGGCTCTCTTCGTAGGTATCGGCCCACCAGCCGCGCGGATCATCCGTGCCGTCCGGTGGCACCTGATCATCCGGCAGTCGCGCATCGGAAAAGATGCTGATGTAGATCGCGGTCTGCAGATCATTGCCGCTCAGGAGATCGCCATTGGCGGTCGCCCAATCGCCCCGCGCCGTGGCAGGGTCCCATACCAGCGTGATGTCGGACATTACTTGGGCGGCCCGCTATCGCCACTGCCGGGCTGCACATTGGTGGAGACATGGTTCATCAGGCTGATGTTGCCGGCGACGATATCTTCCGTGGCCTTGATGCCGCCATTGACCTGGACCTGCCCGTCGACCGTCAAGGTCGTCACGTTCTGCATCGTGATCGCCGTATTATTGGCGTTGATCAAGATCCCGTTGCTGGCGGTAAAATAGACGAAACGGCCCATCGCGTCGTAGATCTGCACTTCTCCGGGCTGCAATCCTTTCGGGCGCAGACTCTGATTATTGCTGCCCACGGCCACAGTCGAGGTTGGATCGCCCTTAAGACTGACCGTCGTGACATCAGTGCCGACTGGCAGGCATGCGGTGAAGCCGAAATGATAGACCACAGGCACGCCGTCACGGACCGTGACCGCGTTGAACTGCACCTGGACCGTCTGGATATTGCCCGTGTCGTTCGGCACGGTCGTGGTGCGCCCGATGCCGAGCGCCTGCTGCACCCGGCGCAGCATCCGATCGAGCCCGCTCACGGCTTGCCGGCCCCGGCTTGATTGATCGCCTGCTGCGCTTGCCAGTCGAAGGCTTGCAACGGGTCCGGTTCCGGCGTGAACGCGAGGGCCGGCATGACGGTCAGTTCAGCGTGCGTACCCTCCTCGCCCTTGACGTAGACGACCTCGCTGACAACCCACTCCTTATTGACCAGCTTGGCCCTGGGCAGCGTCACAGGCACCAAGGTATTCTTGGTCCACAGTTTCCCGGCACTGTCGCGCCAGCTGTCGCATTTCACCGTTACGGCCTGGCTGCGGCCGATCCGCCGCGCCTTTTCCCAATTCGCGCGCGCGACGGCCAGGCTCTTCCCATTGATGGTCTGTTCCGAGACAATGATTTTCTGGCGTAACCGCGTGACAGTCATGTCCGTCACGGTGCCGAGCTGCCACCCGCCGGTGCCGATATCCGATAGCGACGCCGTCGACATCGTCGCCGCGACATAGGTCTGAAAGCGCTCGGCCATCGAATAGCGCATGCTGACTTTCTCGACATTGACGCCTTCGACCAAACCAGAAGCGGCCTTGATCGTGCCGACCTGCGCCAGGATGATGTTGCCGTCCGGCCCGTCATAGAGCAGGAACTGACAATACCGCGCGACCCGTTCGAGGATCTCGTAGACGGTTTCGCCCAATGTCACGTTGAATTGCGGGATGATGGTGTTTGCCGGCGTGCCGATCTGCGATGCCGTAATGCCGTAAGGTGCGGTGAGTTGATTGGCGAGGGTCAACGCCGTCGCCGCCGATATTTGCATCATGGGCAGGATAGCCGACGAGTCGACCAGATCTTCCGATTTCGATTTGCCGGTAATCTGGACCGAATGCTTGCTGTGGTCGTATTCCACACCGTAGTCGTCGATATAGCCCGTGATGACCGGGTCGCTGCCGATCAGCACCTGGCAGGGCTGTTGCGGCTCAATATCGATATCGGCCGCACCGGGGAATTTTTCCGTCACGGTCACCTGAAAGGTGTCCGGCATCCGCTCGCAACCGCAGGTGATACGGATGTCCTGCCAGCCCTTCCACGCCCGGCCGTTCACGATCAATGTCACGTCGTTCACGCCCGGCTTCGTTTGCGCGGGCGGCGTCGGCAGCACGCTCATGACGATAGCGCCTCGAATGTGACGGGCATGAAGGCCGGATGCGGCGGGTCGACGCGCGCGATCAGATCATCGGTTCGCGTCGAATCGCCATAGAAGCGATAGGCCAGAACAGGCGCCGGCATAGAAACGCCGGTCGTGAAGGTCGCGAGCATCGGCAACATCGCGCCGCGCGCATCGAGATCCTGCGCCACGGCCGCGCCCAGCGAACACAGCATCTGATAGGTGGCACTGTCGCCGGCATCGGCGGCGATCGTCGCCTCTCGGTCGAAAAGCCGTGTGACCTGGGATTTGAGGTTTTCTGCATCATTGTAACTGGACGGCTGATAGACCGCGCACCCATTCGCCAACGAGATCAGAGCGGCACGCCGGCACAGCGCCGCCGTGCAGCGCGAGGCAGTGGCGATCGCGGCACCGATCGCGGCGTTCCCCATCGGCACCGGCGGCGAAAACCCGGCCAGCGCCACCATCAGGCGGATCTGATCGGCCGGGTCATTGGCCGATAGCCTGAGCGCTTCGGCCAGCGCCAGCGCGCCGGACGCGAAAGCGTCGGTCTGAGCACTCACAGCGCCGCTGCCAGCGAAGAGAGGGCGCCGGCCGCCGTCCCGACCGCGGCGACGCCCGCGGTCGAAGCCGCGATCAGGGCGGCATTCGCCGCGGCAACCTGTGCGCCGATCGGCAGCGACTGGTTGATCGGCGCGGCGATCACCGGCGCAGCGGTCACCCCGCCCATGGCGTAGCGCCCGAAATAGGCCGGGACGAGCAAGCCAATGCCGGCGACGGCGCCGAGGCTGCGGGGCGGCGACGCGATGAGCCCGGTCGCAAGATTTGCGAAGAGGCCGGCGACTGTCGCGACCTCCGCCACCACCGAAGCGCCAGCGGAAATAGCACCCGCGACCGAGCTGCCGAAATCCTGAGTCACCGCACCACCGAGATTGCCAGACGCCAGCGTCACCTGTGATTGCGTCGACTGCGCGGAAGACGGAAATACGGAGGCGCCGCCCTCGATGAACGACAGCTCGATCGACACGATGCGGCCGTCTTCTGCGCGCTCGGTCAAGGTCGGCTCGCCGACCAGGCTGACCTGGCGCGACCCAAGCGACGGATGCACCAGCGTTCCAGGCCCCGGCTGCTCGATGGCAGCGAGCAAACGGTCGCGCTGCGCATAGACATCGTCGCCGACGATATAACCGCGGAACGTGTATTTGCGGGCCTGCCGCCCCAAATCTTCAACCCAAACCGGGTCGCGGAACGGGTATTCGTGAACCGCCGTCTTGCGCCCCGCGACGACTCCGCTTTCGATCACGACGAAGCCGACGCTGCGCCAGCTCGCGGGCTGCAAGCTGGCGGCCCATGTCCCGAGCGCGCTCGGCACGCCGCCAGATCCGAGCAGTGCCGCGAGAACGCCGGCCCCTCCGGCGATCTGGCCCAGAACGCTCATCTCATGCGATTCCCGACATGGAAGTTTCGACGTTCGGCGACGACGAGAAGGCGTTGCCGCTGGATTTGGCCGTCAGCACAGTGCCTTGCGGCGGGTTGCTGTGGCGGATATTGACATCGATCGCGCCTGTAACCGGCGACGTCTCGGCGCTGCCCGGATCGCCCGGCGCCGCCACCGGCGGCGGAGCAACCGGTGGCCCAAAAGCAGGCTCGCGCGGCGCCGCAACCGGCGGGGCGAATTGCTGCTGCGCTACAGCGACCGCCGGCGTCGATTCCGGCGTTTCGGCATCGATCCTCTCGGCCAGACGGCCGCGCCGTTCCTTGTTGCCTTCGACATCCGCCGGGCGCTCATAGAATTGCGAGACGATGCTGCCGGCGGAAGCGGCGGTCTGCGCTTGCGCCAGTCGTTGCCCCGCACGCTGCTCGTTGCCTGTGCGCAGCTCGTGATTGACGAACGCCGCCTGTTCGAGCAGCGACGCGTCCTTCAACTCCTTGCCGTAAAGCCGCTTGAATTCCGCCTGCCTGTCCTCATGCCACTGCCACCCGCCGCGCGCATGGCCGCCGTCGCCGACGGCATCGGCGCGCAGGCCGCTCTCTTCCACGCCGCTCGCCACGATGCCCGCGGACTGCGCTTTGCTCCAGCCTTGAGACCGGAAATACTGCATCAGCTGTTGCGTTGCCGTGGCGTCGTGGCGGCCCGCCTCATGGCGCGCCTGGGCGGTCACTCCGGCGAAAGCGCGCGCCGCATTCAGCTCGTCGCCCGCGCCGCCGACCGGCCGCGTCTCCGGCCGGAAATCCGCATGGATCTGCGATGCCGGCGCGAAGCGCGACGGCGTTATGCCGGCCGGCGCGGAACGAGGGGCTGCGGCAAGATCGACCGCGGACTGCCAACGGGCATCGCTCTCCGTCCGGATTTCCGAAGCCGGCGCCAGCGGCGACTGTGTCGACGCCAGATTATCGCGCAATCCGAAGCCGGACTTGAGCGCCGTGAGCTGGACATGCGCGGCGTCGATCCGCACCTGCAACGCCTGCCGGACTGTCAGCTCAGATATGATGGACGGACCATCATCGGCGAAGACCGTTCTCGGCTGCACGTCGCCGACATCATCCGCCGGCGGCGCATTCGGCACCTGCTGAGCGGGGGCTTTCGCCTCTTCATTCGGCGACACAGGCGTCTTGATGCCGGCTGCCTCGGCCATTTCTGCTACAGGCTGCGCCTGCGGCAGGCCGGCGCTCAGATCGGCGGCACGTGCTGCATGATCATCAAGGCTCGCTCGCATTGATGCATCGGGTGACGGCTCCGCCGAAGCAGACGCCTGCGCCTTCTCCTGATCTTCGGCCTTTTTGAAAGCCGCCTTTCGTGCCTCGCCTTGCTGGCCGGCCCACCATTCGCCCCATGTCCGATCGCCTTGATACATCGGGCCGTGCGACGACAACTCCTTGGCATGAAACGTCTCATAGGTTTCGCCACGCGCCGCCCGCTCCTTGGCCAGCGCCGCCCAGCGCTCCCGGTCGGCATCGGTAGCATCGCCCGCATGGGTGCGGGGATGCAGGTATTCTTCGCGCATGTCCTTGTCAAAATCGCCGCCGCCGCCATCGGCGTAATTGGCCCGGTCGATCTTTTCCTGGTCCTCCGGAGTCCAGGTCGCCGCCATGACGCCTGTCCCGACCGCCACACCACCCGCAACGGCCAGGGGTGCCGCAATTGCGCCCGCTCCTGTCGCCGCACCGGTAGCCAGCGTCCCTGCCGCGGCCGGCGCCGCAGCTTCCGTCCCAAGCGCCGTCCAGGCAGCGGCCTCTTCGGTGACCGCTGCAGCCGCGCCCGCTCCGCGGGCCGCTACCAGCGCCGTCCGCACCGCACCGACCGCGGCCGGGACACGCGCCAGCACCGAAACCAGGCTGGCGATCGGCGAGATCAGCCCGGCAACCCACCCGGCGATCTTGAGGCCGATCAAGATCTCGGCAACCCGCGTCCAGCCACCGAAGGCGTTCACGACCGCATTGACCTCGGCGACCGCATAGCGGATGTCCTGTCCGATGGTGCGCCAATCCATCTGACGCAACCAGCCGGCGACCTCCTGGACTTCGTCGCCGATACCGGTGGCGATCCAGTCACGATTGGCGGCTATCCAATCGGCCATATCGGTCAGCAGCGGGCCGATGACCGGGGCCAGCTTTTCCGCGATCGAGTTCTGCAGCCCTTCGACGGCAAGGCTCGTCCGGACCTGCGCCATGCGCAGGCGGTTCGCGGCTTCGGCCCCTGAATCGCTCATCACGCCGTAGCGGCGAGCCATATCCGCATATTCGGCCATGCCCTTGCTGCCCATGCGCAAGAAGGGCAGCAGGTCTTCGGCCGCACCGCCGAGCAAAGTGCTGGCTATGCGCGCCTGGGTGAACGGGTCCTTGATGCCTTTGATCTTGTCGGCGATCTCCGGCAGGACTTCGGTGACCGGCCGCGCCCGGCCGGCCGCGTCCTGGAACGCGATGCCGAGCGTGTTGAACATCACGACCGCTTCCGGCGCGCGACCGCCGATCGCGTCGTTGATCGTCTGGCCGAGATTAGTCAAGCCCGACGCCATGCCCTCGGCACTGCCGCCGGCGAGGCGTGCCGCGCCCTGGAAGCTCGACAGAGACGAGACCGAGACGCCAATCCGCGCAGCCGTGAAGCCGGCACGGGAGCCCAGCTCGGACCATTTCTCGACCAGCTGCCCCATGCCGGCGACGCTGGCCACACCGGTGATCGCCGCCATCGGCGTCACGACCCGAGACACCGAGCGAAACACGTCGAGCCCCGCCGATGCCAGACTGCTCATCCGCTTGTGCAGCGTCTCGAGCCCGCTTTGCTTCAGGAAGACGCTGAACTGCTTATTGACCCGCTCGACCGGTGCATTGAAAGCGGCCAGATCCTTGTTGACCTTGTCCAGCATCTCGCTGGAGCGGTTCACGGCCGAGATGGTGAAGCTGACCTTTTTATCGGTCATGGCGGGCTCCACTCATGTCTTGACGCGCTCTTTGACGATGCGATGCGCCTGCTCGTTCCACCACACGAGCCGGCTGCCGCTCATCGCCCAGGCTTCGCCGGGTCCCCATTGGTAGAACACGGCCAGAGACGCGATCAGATCGTGCCAGTTCTCCGGCCACCGAGAAAAAAACTTTCGATGAACCTTACCGCCAGCACATGTCGCGTAATCGGGAGCGCACGCACCACGACTTCGGACACGCCGGCAACCAGCGCCACGAGGGTGATTTCGTAGGCGCGCACCTGCCCCGGACCGAACTGGCCCCGCTTGGGGCGGCTGGCGCGTTCGACCTGATCGCCGCTCGGCTCGTGCAGATAGAGATCGGACACCTCGCCGGCATTGGTGACAATCGGCTTGTCCAGCGCCATCAGCCAGGACTCTTGCGCTTCGGCCGGCACCGTGCAGCCCTTGGCGTCGATCCAGTCCTGCAGATACTGCGCGGCCCGCTCGATCTTGCTGATCGGCAAGCCGCCGACGAGATCGAGATCGTCGGGGACGCCGGCGGCATGGGCGATCAGCTTGATCTGGTATTTGCGCAGATCGGATTCGGCGAAGCCCGGCTTCAGGTCAAGCTCGGCCGGATGGACCTGGCTGACGATAGGTTCGCGCAGGATGAGTTCGGTGACCTCCCGGCCTCTTCGCTTCACGGGCGACGCAAGGGGGATGGCGAGTTCAGCGGTCGCGAGGTCGCTCATACCGTGATCTCCGTCACAAAGTAGCCTTCGAATTCGAGGTCGAACGTGCCTTCCTCGGTTTCGATGGCTTCGGCCTTCACACACCACATCCCGTCGCCGGACACGGATTTACCGTTCGCGAGCACGAGCACGACGGAGACGGAGGTCATGGCCATGAAGTCGGCCGTCGTCATCGACCCGGCATCGCGGACCGTGGCGCCGATCATCGGCGCGTCGATGCCGACCTTGAAGCCCTGGATGCCGCTCTGGCCCTTCAGCGTTTCGCGCGTGACTTGATTGGTTTTGTATTTGGCACCCTTGGCGATATCCAGCGGCTCGCCTTCGATCGTCAGGGTGCCTATACCGGCGCGGGCGCCGGCAGCGAGGTTCGACATGTCTCGTCTCCTGTTGAGAACCGCTCAGGCGAGGGCTGCGGCTACGACGGCTGCAGCTGAAACAGCAGGCCGATCACTTCGAGCTGATTACTGGCCGTGATGGGCAAGCCCAACGCCACGAACCCGCCACCATTGTTCACGCCGGAGATATTCTTGGCGAAATACTGCGGGTTCTGCGCGAGGCCGGCGTTGCAATAGGTCTGATAGCGCGCGATGCAGGCGAGCTTGATGAGCTGCAATGTCGTCATGGGCGCGCCGAACGGGATGGACGTGCCGTCCGGAACGATGATGCACTGGCTGAAGCGCGACTTCAGGAAATTGATATAGTCGCGCCAGATGAATTGAATGGTGTAGAGGCGCTCGGTATTCAGCAGAGAATTGTCCGGAGCGCCCGCGGCGTTGGTCTGATATGTCGTGACCGAGCGCTGAATATGCACGACGCCGGCCGGGTCGACATCGAAAGTCGAGAGACCGGTGTGCAGCAGCGTATTCTGCTCGCTTTGATCCAGGAGCAATTGATCCGGCGGCGCCAAGACACCGAGGATCGCATTGGTGTTGAGCGGCACGGCCGGATTGGCGCGCAGCGAAGCGGCGCTCGCCCCGCAATAGGCAGCCGCCCACACCCAATTCGGTGTCGGGCTGCCGAAGAACGACATCATCTGTATATGCGGATCGTTCAGCGTGCCGCCGAAGGTCGTCAGCGCGGAAAGATTACCGCGGATGGCGCCCCAGGCGGCGCCGAAGATCTGCTGCAGATACGACCAACGCCCGGTCGTGGCATTCAGGAATTCGGTCACGGCCGTCGTCGATGTCGAGTCGGTATACGGGCTGACGATGAAGTCATAAGCCTTGGTCGCCGGGATATTGGCGAGCGCCGTGGCGATGACCGGATTGAGGGCGCCGTTCGCCATTGCCGTAAAAACCACCTGGATGCCCGGCGGCGTGACTTCGCCGGCTGGCACACCCTTGAAGTTCAACATCAAGGTAATGTCGTTGCCTTCAAGGCCCTTATGGAGCGCGGTGACCGCAATATTGCCGGACGTGGCCGCTACCGATACTGGCAGGGACTGGATCAGCGCGCATTGTGCGACGGCGTTCGTGGCGACCGTCGCCGCCGTGTCACCGGCATTGACCCCGACCGCAACGCGCTGCCCAGCGATATAGAGATAGAGGACGCCCGCCGCCGTGGCCGTGCCGGTAATCGCAGCCTGTCCCGTCGCCGCTACGCCTTGAGGATTGTCCAGGACCGGCAACAGCACCACCTGGCCGAAACTGTCATTCTGCCGGTAGGCCCACAGCTCGTTGGCGAGCATCGAACCGGCACCTGCGCCCGCCTGGCAATCGCCCAGCGACGTGGCCAATACCGGCATGTTCGGCGTGTAAGTCCCGCTCGGGAGCATTTGCCCGATGATCAGCGTCAGCTGTTGCTGGGTTGCCGTGTTCGCTTGCGACGTGTTGAGCACGCCGAAGACGCCCGGCACGTAATTGTTGGGGTCATAGGGCGCAAGGTTGATTGGATTGATGGCGCTCATGGCGTGCTCCGATCAAGACGGAAGGCTGCGAGAGGTGTCAGGACTTTGCCGCCGCTTCCGTGGCAGTGGCGGGCGCCGACGGCGGAGCGGCGGGAATCGGCGGTGAGCCGGATGCCGCCGGCGGCGCGGGCGCAACGGGGGGTGACGGCTTGGCCGGCGGCGTGCCGACAACAATGTCGCCGTGCTCCAGGCGTCGCAGCCAGTAGCGGTCTTCCGGGACTTCCTCGCCTTCCGGCTTCAAGAACCGGGTGGACGATTTCGGAAAAGGCACCTTCGTTCCCGCCACGGCAGGTTTGACGAACAACATTCGATATCTCCTGATTACTGACCTGATTGGGTCACAATCGCCTGGATACTGACGATCGGCACGCCCGGCGCCGGCGGGAAGGTTTCGCGGACTTGAATTACCCAGCCCATATCGAGTTCGGCGGTGTGCCGCTTGCTGTCCGACGTGATTCGGATCTGCTGGTTGATCTCGACATAGCCTTCGATGACTGCCCACAGACCCGGATCGGTGAAGAACACGCGCTCGATCTGCAGGCCCAACGCTTCGATCCGGCACTGCGCCACTTCCGGATCTTTGTCATCGAGCTGAGACTGCAGCTCGATTTCGATGTGCGAGACGTAGACCCGCTGGCCGAGAGCGAGCTGACGTTTCACCTGCCGCGCGCTGCGCACCAGGATAGCGGGCAGCTGCTCGGGCGCCGTGCTCGTGTCGCCCGGCGAGTAGACCGTGGCTGCAAGCGTCCCGCCGGTCGCGGCCGTCTTCAGGGCGGCAACGGCCAGCTCGCGCAGGACCCGCGCGGCATAGACGACAGCAGCGACTTCGCTCACGGCGAGATGTCGTTCAGCATCAGTATGGCGCCGCCGTGACTATCAGGGCGCACTTCGCGGACCTTGAAGAGTTGGCCGGTCGCAAGGATGATGGCGATCGTTGCCGCCGCATCGCTTATCATCAGCCCTGGCACGATCTTCACCTGGTCGCCTTTCAGCGGCATCGCCGGCAAGTCGCGCGGCTGCATGCCAAGCACCGGCGTGACAGAAGCGATCGGCGAACCGTCGCCGCTGAGCCCGACCACTTCCTTGAAGGCTTCGTCAAATACGCCGACGATCAGAAATTGCCCGCCGGATGCCGGCAGATACAGCGCCGGTCCGCCCAGGATGCGGGTGACGGGCGCCGTCAGTTCGGCCCAATCGATCGACATGGCCGGTCAAGCCTGGCCGGAGAACAGCACCTCGGGACGGGTGCAGATGTGCAGCGGGTAGGAATAGACTTCCATCTTCCACCAGGCGCCGCGGTCGCGATCCGGGATCGGAATGACGTACATGGCCTTGCCCGGCGTGTTCACCCATTCGAAAGTCTCGGCCGGCGCCAGGCCGCGCTGGAAGATGCCGGGTGCGCCGACCGGGAAGAACTTCACCTGGTTCGACGGGATCGAGATCGTGGTCGTGTCGTCGGAACCGCGGTAGTTGCACCAGTCGACACCGGCGAAGGTGAAGGTGTCGAAGGCGGCGCCCTGCGAATCGTCCCGCAGATCGGACGCGGCCGACCAGTTGAGGAACGTCCGGATCACGTCGGGATGATTGACGAAGTCGTCGTAGAACTGATCGCCGCAGAGAGCCCGGACGCGCGTCGTCGGCGTGAACGCCCCCTGCGACTTGCGCGCCATGGTGCGGCGCAGCTGGTTGATGACCGGGCGCAGCGAGTTCGGCGTGGCGGCTGCGAGATTGAACTCGATGGCCGGGTTCGGCGTGATGCCGAATTCGTTGAACCAGTTGTAGAGCACGCTGCCATTGGCATCGAGCAGTAGGCCCTGGATCGCGGCCAGCCTATGGTATTCCCAGGTGTACTCGATGTTGCGCATCAGGCCGGTCGGACCGGCGAGGCGCCGGGCTACCTCCTTCTCGACCTGCATCAATTCCGATTCCTGGCCGAACTCGCGGATGCCCTGCAGCTCGTCTGCCTTCAGCGTGTCGCTGGTCATCAGGCGCGGGATGTTGAAGTACCGGATCTGGCGCAGCTCGGTCGTGCGCTGGGTGCCTTCCTCGCCGCGATCCGAGACCGGGATCAGCACCAGCTTGCCCTGCCGCTGCTCGACCGCCAGCGCCTTGGTTCGAACGGGCTCATCCTCGAAGGCATTGAGCACGCCGATGCCGGTCGGCTGATACGGCACCTTCTCGATGGCGAGGGTAAGCTGAACGGTCGAGAACGCGTCGTTCTCGAAGATATTCAACATGACCATGGCACGGGACTCCTAAAGCCGCGCATGGCGGCAAGCGTTGATCGATCGTCTGTGGCGGTTGGGGGATCAGCGGACCTTGATGCCTAGCTGGAACAGCTGGCTGATGGCGACCTGCTGATCAAGAGCGGACAAGCTCGGGTCCCAGATCAGTTCCGAGCCGTTGACCTCGGCATCTGCATTGACGATGGCGCTGGTCGCGACCGTGTTCGGCTGCATGTAGAGCTGGTCGTAGAGGATGCCGGCGGCGACCAGATCGCCCGCCGTGTTGGTCACGATCGTGCCCGCGGCCGGGGTGGTCGGGGTGCCCCCAGCAAAGACCAGCGCGTCGCCATTGTCGTAGTTCGTGCCGCCCGAAACCTGCACGGACGCCACGCACCAATTGATGGTGAAGGTGGCACCGGCGCCGTTGCCGCTGGTCGAGCCCTGCGGGTCCGGGATCGGCGGCAAGGCGGTGTAGCTGCCTGGCGTCACGACAGACACCGCGAGCGGCGCGAAGATCAGGCCGTTGAAGGTGGCCCCAACACCGGCGCCGCTGGTCGAGCCCTGGGTCAAGGCCGGCGCATTGGCAGTGTAGGCACCGCCGGACTGGATCGTGACGGCGTTCACGCCCAGGACGACATTGAGCGTAGCCCCCGCCAGGTTGCCGCCGGTGACCGGTTCCGCTGCCGGGGCATTCGGGTTGACGGTATAGGCGCCGGCGAGCGCGATCGAATTGACGGCAGAGATGCTGCCATTGGCGATGGTGACGTTCGCCTGGAACCGCGTGCCGGTGCCGGTCGTGCCGGTCACGACGGCGGCACCGTTCGTGCCGCCGGCGCCGGGGTTGGCGATCGTCGCCGAGACGACCTTGGTGCTGGCGACTGCGAACACGGTGGGCGAGGTGGGCGTGCCGCCCTTGCCCACGATCGTGTCGCCTGGCGTGTAGCCGGTGCCGGGCGCGTTGGGCGTGGCGCTACCAAGCGTGGTGGTGAGCACTGCCAGCACCGCGGCGACGGACGCGGCACCGCCGCCCAGCACGACCGTGTCGTTCGGCTGATAGCTTGCGGTGGCCGAGCCCGGCGTGGGCGTCGCGCCCAGCGCCTGCATCGCGGCTTGGAAATTGGCGCCCTGCCCCGAGGCCGCGCTGACCGCCGGGATCGAGGCGAAGCCGGCGCCCGGCGAGGTCAGGGCAGCCGACGCGACGCTGCCGACGACGCCGGCATGGACGAGCGGCGCGTAGATGGCGGGCTCGCCTGGCGGAGTGCCCGGCAGTTCCGCCAGCACGGTGCCGGCCTGAAGGATCAGCACCGACGCGCTGTTGTTCTGGACCGTGCCGCGGTCGAGCGACCGATGCCCGTTGGCGAGCGAAACACAGAACCCGCCGCGGTGGCGCAGTTCGATCAGAGGTACACCGGTCATGGGACGGGCTCCTGAAAGAGTCTCGATTGAGCGGATGCCGGCGCGCGGCTACTTCTTGCCGGTGGCGTTGGACAGATAGCCGACCATGCGGTCATGGGCGGCCCGGCGAGAGTCCGGCCCGGCCGGTTGACCGCCGGCGCCGAGATTGGGGTTGCGGCGGGCGACGCTGTGCGGATGCTGCTTTTCCGCCTGGGGCGCCGGCGTATCGCGCAGCACCCGGATCGCCTGGCGGCGGGTCAGGCGCGTCTGGAATGCGAGGTTCGCCGCCAGCACCGGGTTTGCACCGGCTTCCTTGGTCGCGAATATGGCGGCGCAGCGGGCGCGCTCGCGCCGCCTGGCACGGGCGATCACGCTGTTGCCATGCATCTCCTTATCGTCGTCGTCGCGCTTCTGGTCGTTATCCTCGGCGTTTTCGTCGTCGCCTTCGGCGTGCGCCTCTTCGTCCTCATCCATCGCCCGCATGCGCGAGGCGTATTCCTCGTCGGATTCGCCCTCGGCCTGCTTTTCATCGTCGCCGAGGTCGCTGCGCGCGCGCATGCGCTTGGCATAGTCCTCATCGGACTCGCCGTCGGCCTGCTTCTTGTCGTCCTGGTCGTCGTAGGTCTTGTTGCCGTCGTCGGCCCGCTTGCGGACCGCGCCCGGCCGGACGCCGGCCAAATGGGCGAAGGACAGGGCCGAGCCGGCCCCGCGCAGCATCGTGGAGAGTCTCATCGCTTCCTCGTGGTGGCAGTGTCAGCCCAGCTCGGCGAGCAAGGCTCCGAAGGCGGCGTCCGGCGCCATGACGGCGTCCGCGAAGCCGATTGCGACGCCGGCGGCGCCAAGAAAGGTGGATGCTTCCGTGGCCTTCACGGCGCCCGGCTGCATGCCGCGATTGCGGGCGACGGTGGCGCAGAAGAGTTCGCCCATCGCATCGATATCGGCCTGGAAGCGCGCCAGCGCCTCCGGCGCCAGCGGGTTGAACTCGTTGCCATCGGACTTCCGGGCGCCGTGCTGGATGATCGTGACCTTGATCCCGGCCCCGGACAGCGCCTGGCTGAAATCCGTGTGCAGCGCGATCACGCCCACCGACCCGGTGCCGCCGGTGCGCGGCACCGTGATCCGGTCGCACGCGCTGGCGATGGCGTAGGCCGCCGAATACGCCGTTTCGGACAGGATGCCCCAGATCGGCTTCTGGCCGCGGCACTCGAAAATCTCGTCGACCAGGTCGAAACAGCCGGACACCTCACCGCCCGGACTGTCTATATCGAGCACCACGGCGCGCACCGCCCGGTCCGCCATTGCCAGGCTGAGACAGGCGCGGATGCCGTCATAGCCCGTCATGCCAGACCAGGGCTGCATGGTGCCGGACTTGGCGACGAGCGTGCCGGTGACCGGGATGATCGCCACGCCTTCGATCACGTCGTAGTGGCGATCATCGGCCGCAGGCTCGTCGGATTCGAAGCCCCCCAGCGCCACGACCTGGCCGGAACCGCCGAAGAGCCGGGCGACGCCCAGCCGGTCGGCGAGCGCCGCCATGACGATCTCGGCCTTGTCTGGATGAATGGCGAGGGGGACGTTGAACAGGCGCTGCGCCAAATGCGGAAAGCGCGTCACGTCACCCCGCGCTCGCGATGCTCGTGCGGGCGACGGCATGGTCTCAGGTCTCCTCGATCAAGCGGCGATAGGCTCGGCCGGCGGTTGCGCCGCTTCGGTCGCGGTCTGCATGCTGGCCCAGCTCGGCGGTGTGAGGCCGCGCTCTTTGAACATCATCATTTCGCGAGCGCGCTGATCGAGCACCTCTTCGACCTCCTTGCCGCTGTTATCGGCCAGCTCGTCTTCCATCGTCGAAAGACAGGCATCCATGCCGAGCACGGAGCCTTGCCGTTCCTTGACCGGGTCGATCCAGCCCCGGCCAGGCCCCAGCCAGCGGCACCGCGCATAGGCAGTCATCGCGTCTCTGAACGGAATGACATTGCGCGGCAGCGGCAAGAGGCCGAGGTCGAACGCCTCCCAAAGCCACATCGCGTAGAACGGCGTGGCGAAGCCGCGGGCGAATTCTGCGCGGCGGCGCACCAGCGTCTTCCAGCTTTCGAGCAGTGCGGCGCGGGCGCTGCTGTAATTCGTCTTCGACCAGTCTTGCGTGATCTGCTCGGCCGAGACGCCGAGTGCTGCGGCAATGGTGCGCAGCATTTCGTGGGTGAATGCCTCGAACGCCTCATGCGGATGGCTGGCCTGAACAGGCGTGATCGTCTCGCCGGGAGACAGCGTCGGGATCACCACGCCGTTGAACATCGCCGGGTTTTCATCACGCCACATGCCGCGGAACCCGAGATACCGCTCCATCGGGCTCCTGCCGCCGGTCACGGCGTCGGCGAGCAACTCCTTGTCGAAGGGCGTGGTCACAAACAATCCCAGCGTCGCCTGCACGACCGCAGCCTGCAGCTCGACCCCGTAGTACCTGGCCAACATTTTCATGCGCGCTAGGACCGGGGTGAACACGCCGATGCCGCGGTGCTGGCCGACCCGGTCGCGCTCGAAATCGTGCTCCACCCTGATCCAGCCGTCGTCGTCTCGATCGACGACGCGCTCCCACCGCATCGATTCGACGGCATTGTAGATGTCGTTCTGATGCGCTTCGCGGATGTGATGCGCGATGGAGGCGCCGTCGTCGTTGATCTCGACACCGCCGCGCAGATACTTGGTGTCGACCATGTCGTTCGGGTTCGACAACCGATCCGGATCGACGAGTTCGAGCGTCGTCGCGAAGTCCGCCGCACCGGGGCCGACGCGATCCGGCAGCCAGAAATTCACGCCCAGCGCCTCGCCGTCGACCAGCTTATGCCGCATCGCCAACCGGAATTGCGCGCCGGTCGTCAGTGCGCAAGCCCGGTCATTCCAGCGGCCGATATTCTCGGAATAGGAGCGCCAATACGCCTCGGCCGCGCTGCGGAATTCCTCGGACCAGACCACGTCGTAGGCAGAGCCGCCGAGCAGGGCCAGGTACCGATAGTCGGGTTGCGCGGACAGGCGCAAATTGGCGCCGACCGTGTTGTCCAGTATGCGCATGACGCCGCCGGACGCCCAGCCGTCGTTGCGCACCACATCCCGATTGCGTGCGACCATGCGGTCGCGATAGGGCGTCGTCTCCGAGTCGGGCGACCTGATCCAGGCCCACCAGTCGGCCATTTCCTGCGAGTGCCGACTCGCCGCGTCATAGGCATAGAGGCTGCCGCGATGCTGCGCGTTCAGCACGCGGCCGACCGTCGCCTCGCCGCCGAAATTGCCGTCCTGCGGCAGGTCGTTGTTGCTGCCGACCGCGGCCTGCGGCGCCGGCACCCGGCTCGACCCGCAGGGCACGCGGATGCGCGGCTTGGCCGGCGGCGCGCTGATCATAGGAAGCCGTGGCCTCGCCCGCCGCCATTCGGTCCGCCGCCGAACAAGGGCGTGATGGCGTGCCGGCTGCGGCCGTGAATCCCGAGCTGCGCCTTCAGCGCCGCGATATGCGCGTTCAGCACGCCGATGGTCGCCGGGGTGAAGGTGATCGCCTTCGACCCGTCGCCCTGGCCGTAGCTGACGCTCTGCGGCTTGCCGCCGATGGAGAGGTCATGCAGCGCGGTCTGCGCGTCGAGCAGCCATTTCCGCAGCGTCGCCTCGGGAATGCCGGCCAGGTCGGATGTGCGCGGGTCGAACGTCATTTCAGCCCTCTGATCAGGCGGCGCATCCGATCGGCCTCGGATGTGCTGAAGCCCGGCGCCGGTTTGGGCGGCGCCGCGGCGGGTTGCGCGGCCGGCACAGGCTTCGGCGCTGCCGCCGGTGAAGCTGCCGGCACGGGTGCCGGCGGTTCCGTCTTCGCCGAACGGATCATCGTGTTGCCCCCCCAGTCCGCGGCCCAGCCCGGCGGATCGTTCCAGTCGATCTTCCCGACCCCGTGCAGCCGGGCAACGGCGTGCGAAATGACCATGAGGTCGAGCACCTCGTTGCGTACGCCGCCATGCTGCTTCGACCAGGTGCCGGCCTTGTCCTTCTGTTCGGAGACCAGCTGCTCGAAGAAATCGTGCGGCGGATCTTCGGAGCGCAGCGCCGCCGGGAAGCGCACCGACCATTTGCCGCCGAGCGGCGTGGCGAGCTGGCCGGCGAGATCGTCCTTGAACAGTCGCGGGTTGAACACCAGCAGCGGCACGGCGCCGCGCGCCGCCAGCTTTCCGGCGCGTTGCGTGTCCGGATAGGAGACGATTAGCCTTGGCGCGTCGAAGCCCGAGGCGCCCTTGGTCGGTATCACCGAATGCAGGTGGCGGCCGTCGAGCTCGCCATAGCGAGCGATCTTGCCGCCGGCGCGCCAGCGCAGCCATGCCTCGCCGGCCCGCTCGGTCACGCCCGACTCGCCCGCCGAGTCATAGCCGACGCCGCGGATCGCCATGGCCCGGACCGGATCGCCGGTTAGCGGATAGCGCCGCTCGATCACCGTTTCGATCAGCTTGTCCCAGTCTTCCGAGACCGTCGCCGGCATCGCGGGGATCGTGAAATAGTCGACGATCACGCTTCTGCCGCCGGGCTCCCAGCCGCGCACAAGCACCTCGAACCTGTTGCCCTGAACGTCGATCGCGGCGGTCAGGAACCGCACGCCGACCGGGACGATGCCAAGGGCAAGGCGATGGTCGGCCGCATCGGCAAGGGCCGTCGCGTCGATCGCGCCGACGGCTTGCGATCGCTTGTAGGGCAGGCCGAACTGCTTGACGATGACCTGGCGCAAGCCCTTGTCTTCGCCGCCCGCGGCAACGGCGCGCTCGGCCTTGACGCGGGCGCGGGCGAGGTCGCCGATCCCCTTGTTGAACGCCGCCATCAACCCGGTGATCCAGAACCCTGCCGTCTTGCTGCGAATCAGGTCGCCCGTGACCGTGCCGTTCTCGGCGATCGTCTGCCCGCGGCCGATCCAGCGGCCGGTGCGGTTCATCGCGCGACGGTGGCGATCCTCGATCAGCACGCCGCAGATCTGGCACAGCAGCCGTGCTTCGGCCTCTACCTCGTCGAGCGTGCCGTCGAGCGGATAGACCAGCGTCATGACCCGCGCGGCCGTGGGGTTCGGCGAAGAATAGCCGCCGCAATGCGGGCACGCCCAATACCAGATGCGACGGTCGCTATCGGCATACAGCGCCATGATGCCGTCGAGCCATTCCGTGTCCGGGTCGAGCCCCAGGGCGCGGTCGGGATGGGACAGCGCCAGGAACATGGACTCGTCGCCGAATGTCTGGCGGCGGACATCGATCAGCGCCTTGACATCGCCCAGCGCGGGATCGAAGGCATCGATCTCGTCGCCGACGATGCGGGGTGCCCGCTTCGAGATCAGCGTCGACCAGGTCGCCGGCAGGAACTCCGCCGCCATGCCCAGGAAGCGCTTGTACTTCAGGCTTCGGTCGACCGGGCGCGGCCCCTGGCGCTCCTTCATCTCGACGACGTGCTGCTCGATCATCGTGTCGATGCGGGACTTGACGAAGGCTTCGACCGCGTCCTGGCCCTGCATGTACCAGAGGAAATCGGCGGCATCCGTCGCCACGGATTTCAGGAGCCAGTTCTGCGCGATCTCCGTCTTGCCGCACTGGCCCGGCCCGACGACCACCGTCGTGGTGTAGTGCCGGCTATCGACGCACGCCATCGGGTCGTACAGATATGGCGCCATCTCGTGGGACCACCTGCCGACATAGCCCCCGCCTTCGTTCGCGAGGTACCGATGCTCGGCCGCGAAATCGGCCGTGCTGACCGGCTCGACCGGCAGGAAGGCGTCGAGCGCGGAGCCGACCAGCCGGCCGGCATCCGCGTATCGCGCGTCGACCAGCTCGCTCATTGCCGCGGCGCTTCGGTGCCTTCGAGGAGCGGGCGCAGCTCTTCCACGATGGTGCGCTGCGATTCGGCGATCCGGCGGGCGATCGAACGCTCGACCTCTTCGGGCAGGTTGAACTCGGTGCGGATCTGCTTGGCCAGCGAGCCGAGCCGCTTCGCCAGTGCTCCGAACGCGATGTGCAGCTTCTGGCGGACTTCCGCCGTCGGCACGAGCAGGCCGGTCTGCAGGGCGAGCGTCCGCTCGGCCATGCGGGCGCTGGCCAGAGCCTTGCGAGCGGCGGGCGAGAGTTCCGACGCGCCGTCCGGGGCGATCTCGTCGATCGGCAGGCGGAATTGCGCGAGAAAGGATTGCCGATCATCGGCCGCCTTCGTTGCGGCCTCGCGCAGCCCGCGCAGATAGTCTTGGACCACGACCGGATCGAACTGCCACTCGATGCCGTTCGAGCCACGCGACACGATCGGGAAATTCGGGTCGCGGTCGATCATGTCGTTGAGCGCCGGCAGAGAGCACCGCAGAACCTGCCGTGCCAACTCACTCTTGTTGACGAGCAATCGCTCCTCAACGAGAGGAGCCGGAGACGGAACAGCGCTCATAAAACATAAACCTCAACAACAACATAAGGTGATTTTTGCTATGCGCGTAACCGACCAAACGCGCGCGCGAAATGCCCGCGTTTGGGAGGTGGCCAGGAAGGACCCGCTCGACCCCCCGGCCCTACCTCGCGGTCGCGATGGCCTTGGCGATGGCGGCGTTGAAATCGGCTTGCAGGTTGGTCGCCACGACAGACCGGGCGCGGTCGCTGAAGTGCAGTTTCGGCTGCACGGCCTGCGGATCGCCCCAGCGGATCAAGAGGCGCATCGTGTCGGTCGCCTTGGCGGCACCGCGTGCCTGTTCGAGCTTGCGTCGGCCGCGTGTGCCCTTGGGCAACGGGACGCGCTGCCATACGCCGGCGATCGGCCCGGACTTGGTTTTGACCGTGCCGATGAAGACATCCTGACGGCCTTTCAGCCTCGCCAAGGTGTTCTTCGGCAGATTGTTGAACGCGTTGAGGCGGATGTCCTTCGGGTTCAGCAGCGCGCGCTTCCCAAGCAAAGCTTGCTTGCCGCCATCCTCGTAAGGCGAGAGGTATTGCGACTGCCTGTCCTTCGCGAACACGACGGCATAGGGCACGGCCTTGGTCGCGCGCTGGATGCCGAAGGCGCGCAGAGTGAATGGCGTCGCCTTGTCGAAGACGCTCGGCAGTGCAGCCGTCTCGGCCTTGGCGACGCGGTCGGCCAGCGCGTTGATCGCCGTCGCCGTGGCGAACGGCACCTGATCCTGCCGCAGACGGTCGAGCATCTGCTTGACCTCGCGCGTGTCGACGCGCACGCGCATGGACACGGGCATCGGCCACCTCGCAAACGAAACGGCCGCGCAGAGACTCGCTGCACGGCGCGGACACAATTCGAATTCTTCGGATATGTTGTCAAATCTGTTTCGTAAAACATGATCTGTCAAGGGCTTTTGTGAGCCTCTTCCCACGGGCGTTCGAGGCTGGTCGGCCAGGACACCAGCACGCCATGCTTCGTAAGCTGCCCTCGCAGCACATCTGAAAGCCGCGACACGGCACCGAACCACGCCGCGTAGATGGCCCGCGCCTCTGCGACGATCTCGGGATGGACGCCGACATATTTGACCTTGCACGCATGCAGCGGGTTGCCGTTGAGGTCATAAAGCCTGGCGGGACGGCCGCGCCGCATGATGGGTACGCAGCGCCAGGTCGCATTCGGTAGCCAGTTCGGCACGCTGCCGGCGCGCGCGTGCCCCATGACCAACTCAGCGGCCGACTGGTCGAGGGCCAGCACCGCAAGATGGATGGCCTCGGCCGCCGGATAGACCTCGCGCACCGGCGCCGTTGGCACGAACTGCCTCGGCTGCTTTGATCCTCGCCCGTCGCCGGCCAGCGTCGAGAGGCGAATGACGCTGTCCAAGCCGAACCCGCCAGCGCTGTCCCCGCCCCCGACCGCGGCTTCACGTTCCCGGACCCGCCGATCGACCTCGTGGACGCGATAGGCCCAGGTCAGCACCTCTTCGATGGAGTGTTCGGCCTCTGGGAGGGTTGGGATAGTCTGGGATAGTTGGGGATGGTTCGGTGACATGAGATTTCTCCAATTATCATAATGACTTGACCTATCCTTGGGAGGGTTGGGAGAGTTCTCCATATCTACGCATAAAAAAGCTTGGCCGAAGACACCATCGCGCTACGCGTAAACATGGGAAAACCGTCCCAACCCTCCCAATTCCTCCTAACGCCGTGATATATCTACGATATTCGGCTCACCCCAACCCTCCCGAACCATCCCTAACCCTCCCAACCATCCCGTCATTCCGGCGGCGGCGGGTCGGCGTGGCGGAAATCCTCGATCATGTCGAGGTCTACATACTGCGCGATGCTCGACTTGGATTTCTGATAGCCGCGCTCGCTCATGATTTTGCCGAAGAGCGTTTGACTTATCGGTTCCCGCGCGTTCTGCCTGGCCCAGGCGCAATAATTATTGTAGAGCGGCGTCGCCGAGGTGCGGGCACCCGCGCGCGGCCGCACCGCCACATCGAGGAAATCGCCGAGAGGATCGTTTTCGCGCCGATACTCCGCCGCCGCTTCGAGGGCAGTCGCCGGTACCGCCAAGCCGCCTTCGGCCCACAGCCGATAGCCGTCGAGCATCCAATTCAGGATGCCGGACGCCTCGGCCTGAAGCTTGAACTTGAGGCGATCGTCCTTCTCGGCCTTGGAGATGAACTGATCGAAATGCACCAGGATGATGCGGCGCCAGATGCCCTCATCCTGGCCTCTGATTGCCGGTTTGGAATTGAAGGCCAAAATAATCTTGTAGTTCGGCAGCAGATCGAAGAAACCGCGATACAGGTGCCGCACGGTCATCTTGTCCTGACCGGTCATCAGCTTGATCGAGGCTTCGGAGAACTTGGCGCCGATATCCGCCTCGCCGGCCGTGACCATGCGCCGTCCGACCAGGCGCGCCAGATCGGGCGTTGCGTCGGCGCCGCGCCGGCGATCGTCCTGCAACAGGCTGGCGAACGGAATCGTGCTGGCATAATCGCCGAGGATGAACGCCATGGCCTCAAGCAGCGTGCTCTTGCCGTTGGCGCCGCGCCCGTAGAACATGCACAGCACTTGCTCGCCGGTATCGCCGGTCAGGCAATAGCCGAACCACCGCTGCAGGAACACTTGCAACCCGAGATCGGGCAGGATGCGGTTGAGAAAGCGCCGGAATACCGGGCATTGCGCCTGCAGATCATAGACAACGGGCGCGCAGCGCGTGATCAGGTGCGCGCGATCGTGCGGCAGCAACGCGACCCCGTCACCATCCGGCCCAGGCTTGCTCAGGCGCAGCGTCCCGTTCATGCAGCAGAAGTGGAACGCGTCGCTGTCCATCTCCTCCGGCCAGCGCTGCAGATGCGGCTGCGCTTCCTTGACCAGGGCGGATAGCTTGGCGCTGTTGCCGCTGGCGCTCGCCCACTTGCGATGCCCGTCAAGGCGCTTGCCGAAATCCTTCGGGTCCTCGCCGCGCCGCGGCCCGCGCTGGTCGAGCACCTTGGCTTCGCCGAAGATGGCGAGAGCCGTGTCCTGGGCCGCGCGATGCACCGCCACCTCTCCGCGCTTCTGATCCCAGCATTTGCCGTTCCACCCGTGCCAGCCTTGCTCGGCGACATGCAGCAGATCGGCGCCGAACCGCCGCCGCAGGCGGTTGGCATTGCCGAGATCGTTGCGCAATTCGCGGGCGCATTCGAGATCGAGCCGGTCCGGATCATCCTCGGCGATCTCCGGCTCGTCACCGTCGAACGGCCCGAAATCTTCCTCGTCCTGCGGCGGCGGCGGCACGCGCTCGGCCTGCTCGATCGCCTCGCGCACGGCATCCAGGCCGGGCGGCACATCCGCTGGCGGTGTCTGATCGTCGTCTGCCACAATCCCCCCGAATGGCGCGCTAAGTCAGAAATATGTTAGGAAAAACAAGCCGTTGTTACGGGCTTAGTGCGACGGCTCGGCCATTTGACAGCCGGTACGGGCGCCTGGTGACGTTGCTGGCGCGCGAAAATCGCTCATGCCGACATCAATGCGCCGACCAGCGCCGCCGCCGTATTGACGGGAACCGCATTTCCGATCTGCCGCGTGACCTCTGTCTTGTTGCCCGTGAAGTGATAGGTGCGCCCCTCCCCGATGAAGCCCATTGCTGCGGCGAGCTCGTGCGGCTGGAGCATGCGAAACAGAATGTCGAAGCGGTGCTGGCCGGGCTCGACCAGGTTGATACGGCCCTGGGCGCAGATCGTCGGCGTCGGGCCGTCGAGAGAGTGGATACGCGGCGCCTGCCCTTCGCGCTCGCCGAACGCCGCCGCGATGAAGGCCAGCTCGCCCCGGTTCGCCGTGGTCAATGTCGGCAGCGGCTGTTCGAGGCTGCGCGCCCGGTTCGACCCGTCGACATGCGTGATCGGCACGATGATGCCGAACCGCGACCGCGCCGTGAGGCTGTGCAGCGGCTCGCCGAGGCTGGCACAGGTCAGCCCCGAGCCGCTGCCGTAATACGGCGCGATGAGCGCATGGGCGCCGTCGGCCGTCGCCGTCGGGATCGGGTCGCACACCGCGCGCGGCGCGCCGCAGCTTGCCTGCGACAGGACGAACGGCTCGACCAGATATCCCGCGCCACGGCAATCGGCCGTCGGCATCGGATCGTCGATCGCATGCGCCCGGACGCTGCCGTTGTCACCGTGCCGGTTGAGGAGGATCGGCTGCGCCAGGCCGACATGATTGCCCTGCGCCGCAATCGTCGGTAGCGGCAGATCGATGCTGCGCGCGTCCATGTGCTGGCGCAGCATGACGATATAGGGTGCTGGCCAGTCGAAGCGCGTGATGCCGGCATAGATCCGGCGGATGGTCGCCGGTGCCAGCGGCTTCTTGCGCGTGAATATGGACTGCCCGTGGATCGACCAATCGATGATCTCGCGCGCCGGCCGCCAGCGCCGCGCGCCATGGCCGAACAGGTCCGAGCCTCCGTCCCGGCTATGCGAAGCGTCCGGCCAGGTCAGGCGCTTGCCGTCCGATCGCGCCATGATGAACAGGCGCTCGCGCGTCGTGGCATCGCCGTGATCGGCGCAATTGAGCACGCGCCATTCGACCCGAAATCCCAGGCCCTTTATGGCCGCGATCCAGGCGCGGAAATACTCGCCCTTGCGTGATTTGAGCGGCCGGCCGGTCCGCATGCAGACCGGTCCCCAATCCTGGAATTCCGGCACGTTCTCGACAAGCAGCCGGGCGACGCGCAACTCGGTCAGCCAGGTCACAATGTGCCACGGGTCGGTCCGCTGTTGGTCCGAGGTGGGTTTGCCGCCACGCGCCCGAGAATGATGCGTGCAGCTCGGCGCCGCCATCAGCAGGTCGAGATATCCGGCCGGCACAGCCTCGATCGGCCGGATCGTCGCCACGTCCTGGCAATAATGGATCGCGTCGGGATGGTTGCGCAGGTGCGTGTCGATCGCTGTACGCCAGTGATTGGCGCCCACCATCTTCATGCTGAGCCCGAGCGCTTCGAGCGCGCGCTTCGCACCTTCGGACAGACCGCCGGCGCCGCAATAGAGATCGGCGACGAGCTTCGGCTTCGCCGGACGCACAGACGGCGCGGCTATGCTCGGCAGCACTTCAACCGCGCTCATTCGCAAAGTCCATAGATCGAAGAGCACGACGGCGGTTCCGCCACCGCACGAAACAGATCGAATTGCTTGCCGCCGCGCGAGGTCATCGACCACTCGACAATGGAATTTATGTTGAAGCGGCCGTAGACGACCTCGTCGCTTTCCGTTGGATCTCCGCTCACGGCAAATAGGGTGGAAAAACCGCGTTTACTGGCGCGCCCAACCAAGCTTTCCCACTCTTTTATTCGCTCGATGTGCTGCGGAAACCGCCGCGCGCAATTGGCAACATCATCTTTGCTGGCGTTAATGCACAGCATGCAGCCGACACGACTGCATCCCTGCGAATAGAGCGGGTTGAGCCGCTGTCCGAGCGCCAGGACGGACGCGACAACCTCTTCCGCCGACCACCCGGCGATAGGCCGGACGATCTTCCATCCTTCAGCGGCCCACTCCCAATCCGGCACATCAGCGCGATTGAGGCTTTCGTCGCGCCGTACCCCTTGCCAACTTTCGACCAGCTCACCCGACGACATCAATTCCAGCATTAACGCGTCGAGCGGGCGCCGCTTCAGTTCGCGCGTGCAGAATTGGCGCATACGCGATGGGAAGCGGCCTTTCCACAAGCAGAGATCGAGGAACGGCACGCTGGTAGGGTGCAGCACCGAAAGCGCCCGCGCGACGATCTCGGCCGTCACGCCTTTCTTCGGCCATTCGTGCTCGACATAGAGCCGCTTGCGAGAAATCTCAGCGCTGAAATCGGCCCGCACTATATGTATGGGTAGACCGAGCATCGCAGGAAGATCGTGGCGGACGAACTCGACCGTCGCCTCGTGCTCATGGCCGGTGTCGGCATGCACGAGTACGACGCGGTCTTTGCCATAGCGCTCGATCGCCAGGTTCGCCGTCGCCTGGCTGTCCTTGCCGCCGGAAACCGACACCACCGCGATCGGCAAACGCTCGATCGCGCTCATTCCGCCGCCGCCCTGACCGCGCCGGCTGCATTGAGCGCCTGGGCAATCGCCCGCGCGATCGCGATGCTGGGCACGTGCCCGGCGACGGCGCGCCCATCCCCGGCCACGACGGTGAACGGCTCGCAATAGCCGCCGGCCGCGAGGTCGCGCGTCTTCGAAACACGGTATGGTCCGGGCGGCAAACCGTCCTGGGACGAGAGCGCCGGGCCGGCCGGCCTCTCCGCCGGCAGGAAGAGATCGTCGCCGGGATCGACCGCGACCGGCCGCCGGCGCGTCATTCCGCGGCCTCGCAGAACAGCGTGCGCGCCGGCGGCGTGTAGTTGAGGAGCGCCGCCTCGGTTTTGACCGCATTGCGCATGCCGCGCACGGAAAACGGCACCACGTGCCAATCGGCCAGCACGCGCTGATAGACCGTGTCGAGCCCCATGGTCAGCAGCACGCGGCAGCGGACCGTGCGCAGCCGTTCCGCCAGCGCACGATGCTCGTCGTCGCTCATATCGACGGCGTAGAGCGTCTCGTGCGTCGCCAGCGTGTGCCGCGGATAGGGCGGATCGAGGAACAGCAGCACTTCGGGCTTGTCCGCGAACAGGTCGACCAACTCGAGGATGTGCTTGCAGTGGATATGTGCGCCGCGCAGCCGCACCGCCACTTCCTGCAGCCGGGCCGGCACGGATTGCCAAACGGGAATCAGCCAGGATCGACAGAGATCGAGGCGCCACGATGCCTTCAGCAGCTGCTTGCCGCCGATCGCCTGCCAACTGCACACAAGCCATTGCCGCGCGCGCTCGACCGGATCGTCGACCGGTGCGGCACCGCCATAGAGCGCTTCGAGACAGGCACGGAATTCGGCCTCGGCATACGGTGTCAGGCTCAAGAGCCGACACAGCCGCTCGCGCTGCGCATCGTCGCGCAGCACGGAATAGAGGCCGACCACATCGCGGTTGAAGTCGTTGATGTGCTCGGCGGGATGCGGCGCCTTGGCCAGCGTCATGGCTGCCGTGCCCGCGAAACCTTCGACCCAGACGCGGACATCCGCCGGCACGAGCGCCAGCAGCTGGGCCGCAACCCGGACCTTCGACCCGAATTGCCGATGCGTCGTGGGCACGGCCATGTCAGGGCTCGCCACAGCCGCGGCCGATCTCACCCTTGTGCCCGTCCTTGACGAAGCCCTTCGGGCAATGAAACCACCATTCGCGCACGCGCGGACCTGTCAGGAAGATGGTGATCGCCGGGCGCGGAAATGCCCGGCGACCGGGCGGGCCGGCGACAAAGCGCCAATCGCGCTCAAGCTCGACACGATGCGCGCTGCCGGCACGGCGTAACACCACGGAGCCCGGCGCACGCCAGATCCTCCGCCGGCCGGCGATCCCATGACGCTTCTCGGCGGGGACCTCCTCGAAATATCCGCCGTCAAGCAGGATCGAGCAGCTGGCCCAGGGATGATCGTGCAGCGCGCGATCGTCGTCGTCGCGCCGGAACTCGTGCAGATACACGTTGAACAACGGGTTGCGCGGAATCACCCACCAGCGCAGCAGATAGGGATCGGCCGCGGAACCGATCACGAAGTCGGGCTCGCGCGAAGTCATGACCGCAACGGCCCGCCGGCGCAGGAATTCGATCAGCATGGCTTCGACTCCCGCCGCAGCTTCTGCATCAGGTGATGCGCCACCACGTCCCAATTGCGGTTATGCAGCACGTCGAGCTGCCGGCACGCCTCGATCGGCGTCACGCCCGCGTCCCGCCAGGCGTGGATTTGCGCCCAGGCGCGCTCTTCGACCGATTTCGCGTGCTCTTCCTTGGCCACGATCGCGACCAAGCCGTGGTCGGCATCGCCCTCGTCAACCGCGCCGAGTTTGATCACCCTGGCCGCCTGCCGTTCCGCTTGGGCGGCGAGCAGGCGCCGATTGTCGGACTCGGCGAGGCTCAGCCCGGCGAGCGCCTGCGCCGCGAAGGACCCAGGCACCGGCCGCACGACTTTCAGCGCCACGGCCCGCTCGCCCTCGCTGTCTCGCGACCGCTGCTGCCGGCGCGATGGGCGGCGGATGTTGTGTGCTGAGCAAGCGTTGCGCACCTGCTCCCAGGTGATCCCGAATGCCGCGGCAACGTCTTCCACGCAATCGCCGGCCATGGACATGGTGCGCAGCACCTTGATCCGCTCGGCCGTCCAGAAGCCGGACGGCAGCCGATGCGTCTCGCCGCCGACTTCTGCCTCGAGGCGGCGCAGCGCCTCATCCGGATCGTATTCGCTCAGCGGCACTCCCGCCGCACCCGCCCGGCTCATGCCGCACCTCTCAGCATATCGTTGAAATCCGTGCCCGGCCGCGGCCGGGCGCGCAGAACCTCGCGGCGCTCGATCTGCGACCAGCGCGCGACCGCGCAGTCGAGCTGTGCCGCGCCCGAATGCGGGTCGGCCATGTCGGCGTCTTCGAGGAGCGTGATGCGCCGGCATTCTGCCGGCCACACGATGCCGGGGTGTTCCGGATCTGGTACGACCGAGGGCAGGCGCCGAATGCGCCCAGGGTAGGGCTGAACGGGGTGCGGCTCGCCCTGCCCCAGCCCGCGGCCGGCCAGGTGGCCGAGTGACCCGGCGGCCCAGACACCGCATGGCCGGCCGGCGATCACCGGGCACTCGGCCTCATCCGACCACCACGGCGCGGCACCGGACAGCGCGGTCTCTATGCCCTCGCCGATCATCATGTCCGGGTACGCCGGCGTCAGGCGGATCGCCCCGTGCCGGCGATAGCACGGCCCCAACGTCTTCTTGGCCTTCTTCACCGGCGCCTTGGTCGATCCGTCCCGCGCGAGCCAGGTGCGATGTAGGCCGGCGAGCCGGCCGTCCGGATCTTTCATCGGCGCCAGCATGGCCGGCCATTCGCCGCGCTGGCTATGCCGGATCTTGCCTTCGCGCCAGGAATGGAAATACCGCAGCGACGGCGCGAAATAGAGCGAGCGCGGCGGCGCCATGGGCAGGCCGCGCGCCTCGCGCAGATAGACCGCGACGAGCGTGCCGCGCGCGGGCACGGCCGCGCGCAGAATCTCGATCGCCTCTTCGAGCGCCGCGGAGTCGTCCGCTTCGGCCTCGGCCTGAAGCTGCGCATAGTCCGGACGGACCATAGGCGCCGGACGCGCCGGTTGCGGTCGCACGTCACCTGGAAGCGCCACACCCGCAATGTCGGCCAGCTCGCGGATGGCGTCCGAGAAATCGAGACCGCGATGCTCGATCAGGAACTGCACCGCATCGCCATGAACGCCGCAGCCGAAGCAATGGTAGAAGCCCTTGGTCTCGTTGACCGTGAAGCTCGGCGTGCGCTCAGCGTGAAACGGGCAGAGACCCTCGAACTCGCCGCCCCGCGGCAGCAGTTTCACGGACCGCCGGATCAAATCCACCAGCCGGACACGCGACTTGATCTCGTCGACGAGCGGTTGCGGGATCATCATGGCGCGCCCCGCCTATGGCCGCTTACGCAGGAAGATGGCGACAGGGCCAGCTTCCGTGTCGTAAAGGCCGGCGATATTCCAGCCTTGACCCGGCGACTTCGGCTCCCACCCGGCCAGGAGGGCTATACCTTCACCATCCTCATACAAGAGCATCAGCGGATGATCGGCCGGCAACTCGTGCTGCATAAGAGCAGTGTGGATGTCGAAACCGTTGCTGTCGGCGATCTCGCGAAGATCCGAGCCTTCCGGCGCATAGTGAAACATCGCCGGCGCGAATTCTTGTTCGCCGTAGACTATTGCCGTATCTGGAGCGGGCATCTGATCGGCACGGCAGCAATTGACGCTCGGCTTCATTGGCTTGCTCCGATACTAAGCCGGTGGCAAATCGTCATGGCGCGCATCCCTGAAAAAAGCCCCGGCCGCGCAGGGGGTACGCGCGGCCGGGCAGTCGGTTCAGGGAGGAAACGACGTGCCGGCATCGTGGCGCGCCCTCCGCCGGCCGAGACGGGCCGGACGAAGCTCGGGGATGGCGAGACGCCGGCGCGGCGCAGCGGCGCAGTGGTTGCGCTCCAGGCACCTTCGTCTCGACAGAAGAGAGTTGCCGCTATACCGTCCGGGTTGAGTTCATCCCCCGGAGAATAGCAATGCAGGTGAGATTTGCCGGCGCCCTGGCGCTGCTGTTGGCCGCTGCCGGCGCCGAGGCGCAACAGCAGCTGCCGCCGAATACCGACTTCACCCCCGCGCCCAGCCTGAGCAAGCCGCACCGCCCCTTCGCCGATCGCGACAAGCTGGTTGCCGCGTTCGACAAATGCGGGCAGGACGCGCATGCGGTCACCATGCCGCTGCTGCAGGGCGAGGCGGTCAAGAACTGCGCCCGGCTGGTGCAGAACTTCATCATGGACAATCAGCGCATCCAATGGACGGGCACGGTGGCAAAGGTCGCGCCCCTCACGCCGCGTGGTGCTGCGATCGAGATCCAGATCGCGCCGAACATGTTCCTGGGCGCGCTCGAAGAAAGCGGCCAGGTCTTTCCCATGGGCGTGACCGACGACCCGAGCCCGCTCTACACCAAGCTCCGCGATTTCTCCGGCGGGGAGACCGTGAAGTTCACCGCCACGCTGTGGCAGATCTTCTATCCGAGCTACGGCTTCCCTGACGTGGCGTATATCGGCGCCACGGTCAACGACATCGAGGTGCTCGAACCGGCGAAGTAGTGAGAGGGGCGCAGGGATGGCATCGGATGAAAGCGAGCCGTCATGGCTCAGAACGTTGAAGCTGCGCCTGGGCAAGCTAGAAGCAAAGCATTGGGCGCGGTCGATCGTCATGGACGAGTTGTTTCTCGCCGTGGCGCGGCAATCGCCGGATGCCGCAAGGTTCCTGCGCACTATCTTCGACGGCGTCATGGCAAGAATGGACATCATGGACGGTGCCGCCGGCTACGAAGGACGAACCGCAGCAGCCCGCGAAGAGCTGGAACGAATCTTCCGGTCTTTGGACGAGCGGCTGTAGCAAGCGATTGGCAGCGCCGTTCGAAAGAGCGGCGCCGCCATAGAGCGTCCATGACCTCCTCAACGTCGTCTGTCGCCATGGCTGCGGAGACGAGCCGATCCAGGGCATCGCGGTAACCGTTCCAATCGCAGGCAGACTCAGCGGCGTCGGCCTCTCGCCTACTGGCGGCGAGCCGTTCCGCTATCGCTTCTTGCGAGAGGGGCGATGCCGGGGAGTTCACGACGCGGCCCCGATTGCCACGGGCGTCGCTATGGCAGCAGGCGCCGTCTCGACCGAAGGCGCACGCGGCGGCATCGCGGCGCGCCCTCCGCCGGCCGAGACGGGCCGGGCGAAGCTCGGGGATGCCGAGACGCTGGCGCGGCTTCGGCCATTTGTGGGCTGGAAATGCGCAACACGCGCAATAATTTGATTTGTTGAAGGCAACGTTGTGCCAAAGGCACTCAAGATCGGACTGATCGATGGATCAAACGGCATGGCAATCCTCGTCGTCAAAGAAATCGGCAGGCGTCAACGCGATGCCATGCGCACGCGCGGCCCGTATTAGCGGCGCGATGCGCTTGGTTGGCACGCGACCACCGGTTCCGCCATTGCGATCAGTGGTATAGGTCCACTTTCGAACAGAAATGACGCCGATACCGAGCATGCCGGCCACGGCCTTTGGGCCGCCGCATATGTCGATCACTCTTGAAGCCGCGTTGCTCATTGCGGTACGTTGCAATAAATGCAACGTCCATGTCAACACGATCGTTGCGATCTTATCAACATACTTCGTTGCCCATTTTTGAGACACTACGGCATGGATAACAGATGGATCATCGAAGAGCTCGACGCGCGCGGTTCGTCTCAGGCGGAGCTAGCGCGGCACCTCGGTATCGATCGAGGGGCGATGAATCGCCGCATCCAGGGCAAAACCGGCATCAAGACGTCGGAAATCCCGCGCCTCGCCGAATTCCTGCGTTTGAGTGAAGAAACGGTAATTGCCCGGCTCGCCCCGGTTAGGGCATCAGCCGCACGTGCCAATCCGATAGGGCGGGCAGCTGCAGAGTTGCGTAGGCCGGTGACAGGCACCATCCCGCGAGATATAGAAACCCCAATCCTACAAGCACTCGACTACCTGCGCGAAGGTCAAGATAGCTACCCAGTGGCCCTGGAACTGCTAAGGAGATCCGCTTCGCGTGTCGATACTGCTATACACGCACTGCCACCAACGACCAACGCGGACGGCAATAAGACGTCGAAGCGCTGAATTGGCGCGAGCCTGACAGTCATAGTGAATTGCGTCGGCTTGCCCGTGATCGAGATCTTGGCGCGCCCCTCAACAATCGTCTCGCCATCCGCAAGTGTCGCTACGGACCAACTGTCCAATATCCGGCAATGACGCGACGAGATGATCGGCACATCGATATCGCTGCAAACCAACGCCCGTACCGTTTTGTCGCCGATGAGGGCATGGATTACCCGCGGCACGCACCCTTGCCCTGCTCGCCGCACGCGCCTTAGGTGGAAAACGGCGTCAGCGACAAGAGCCTCAGTCATAGCATTTTGCATCGGCAAGACCCTAAGACACTTAAAAAACATTAACCAAACGAGCAATGTTCGCGCCTAACGATCCTATAACGTGCGCTCGGGTGCGAAGTCGTGTATATTGCAGGTCCGGTGTCGGACCAAACTGGTCCGGAATTGACGAAACGGCTTAGAGATGATTCTCCAGCAACTCGACGGATGGTTGATCGGCCCCTACCAGCTGTACCGCACGCTCGATCGATGCATGTGCGCAACACGCGAGATCGACTTGAACCGGATCGAACGCCGGGTGCTCGGCATATTGGCCGAAGCGGGTGGTCGACGGGTGACCAGGGATCAATTCTTCGCTAGCCTTTGGCCGTCACGCGCAGTCGAGGAGAGTACACCCGGCCGGTTCGTCGGTCGTTTGCGTAAAGAACTCGGTGCCGAGATAATCGAGACTCATCACACACTCGGCTATCGCCTAACCTGTCCCGTCGAACCGATCGATAGCGCTGAAGCGGGTAAAGCCCTGGAGTTCACCACGCGCTTCGTACGAGCGGACCGCGAGCGGCACAGTATGCGTGACGAAGATTGGGATGATCGATATGCCGGCGATCTCCTTCAAGTCCAGAAGGTACTGGATTGGGCATTGGCTGAGCCGGGACGGCGAGATATCGCGATTGATCTCGCCGGCGCAACGGCGCGGCTGTGGGAACGTTGCTCGCGTATTGCCGAGGGCCGACATTATCTCGACCGTGCCGTCGACTTGATCCATGACGACACGGGCGCGCGTGCTAAAGCATTGCTACTGCAATCGGCCGGCATGCTATCACGCGAATCCCACCGTCAGCGTTCGCTTGGTCTTTTACAGCGAGCTGCCGAAATCTGGCGCCAATGCGGCGATAACGACGCACTCGGCACAACACTTGGGCTTATCGGCGATACACAGCTACATTTGGGCGACCATATACTTGCACGGAAGTCGCTCGACGAAGCATACAAGCTTCTTGAGACGAGTGGCCGGAAGAAAGCAATTTGGAACGTGCTCAATGGTCTCGGCCTGCTTTCGACATTCGAACGTCGAACTGACGATGCGAAGAAATATTTTGATAAAGCATTCGACCTGGCATATAATCTTTCAGATAAGTTACGACAAGGTATTGTTACTTTGAACACTGGAGAATTTGACTTCATAGACGACGCAATAGATCGAGCTATCCAACGGCAGTTTGATGCAATATCTTATTTATCCGCCGAACTGCCTCTCTATCGGGTACGCCCTCTAGTAAATCTTGCAACACTATATTGCCTGAACGGCAACACTAAGTCTGCGCGGTCCTATGCGCGACAGGCGCTGTTCGAAGGGGCACATGATGGCGGGTATTGGCTGCGTCTAGCATTGCTATGTATCTCCTTCATCGCCGCCCAAGACCGAAGATACACAGATGCCGCGAGGCTGCTCGGCTTTGTAGATGAAGGATTCCGGCACGGCGGCGAGGCCCGACAACCAGCTGAGAGCAAGCTATTCGGTCAGCTGCGCAAAATGCTTGGCGATAACCTGCGGCTTGACAGTATAAGCGTATGGCAGGCAGAAGGAGCAAGGTGGTCGGAGCAAATGGCAACGGAAATAGCTGAAACAATCGTGCAACATACCGACCATACTGAGTTGCATGAATTGCATTAGGAGGAGCGAATATGCCCGTATTTTTTCCGCCCACCATCGAACCACCTGCAATCATCATGCAAGTTGCGCATAATGCTACGCCAGCATTACCCGCATCTCGCCCACATTTGCCGGTTACACCTTCTGGCAAGGCCCCCGCTCCGCATGGTCGCCCAGGCGGAGCGGGCACACAAGACGCTCCGGTTCCGCAGCCGCAATCCGGCAGTACCGGCCCGGACTTGGTTGGACCGCTTACGCCTCCCCCACCTCCGCCGCAATAACCGTTCTGCCGTAACTATGTTCTGCGGGAAGTACCTGCGCGATGCAGGTACCTTCATTCTATCATTATGCTAAATCGATGTCCGAAGTGGGTGGGAGATAAAAGTGATCTTGGTCCTGCTCCTATTTATCGCCGCTATTCTTGCTTTCCTGCTGTTCCGTAGATTAGCAGGACCACTAGTTTTACTCGCTATTCTGGCATTCGCGTGGAATAGGTTAATTGCGCCAACGGATATTGTTAATACCAAGACCGTAGCCGAAGAAAGATCTAAAATCACCCTACCGGCAAAGCAGATTACTTTCTGCCAGATTGTCGACCAAAACGCTGCCACGTACGAAGCGTTACGGCAGAAATGGTCAAGCGAAACAAATCCTATTTTGAAAGACCGGATTATTCCACAACTAGACGCGTTGCGCACAGCGCGAGATACCGCTGTCTATGATCTTCTTGGTCGTAACGCCGCAACAATTAATGGATGGACTCTCACAATTTCTTCTATTTCTACTAATAGACTAGAGGTTAACGGTATAACAGGTCCGTGGATCAGCATCAAGGCCAACGGATACTGCGATAGAAACGTTAGTTTTAGTACAGAAATTCAAGAAACCCAATCTGTCGGAGATTTCTTCTCGGCCGTAAACGTTGGCGATAATATTAAAGTGTCAGCGTCGCTATTAAGTCATGACGCAGCTCTAAACACGGCACCTCGGGCTCTAGATTGGGATGGCTTCGAAGTGACCGCAATGACCGCCCCGAGCTACCGCGTCAACTTGATCGGATATTCCCGGATCACGGCGAACGGATCATAATCGGCGGATGGGCTGCCCTTTCTATCGTCCATTCCGGGCGGCCTGATTCCAAGCGCCGCGCGAGCCGCAGCTTAATCCCGAAAACCTCCCTAGCGTTGCCATCGGCGGGGCGTTGACGCTTGTTGCGTTTTTCTTGTTGACGAAACGTTGCATAAAATGCAACATCGCGACATCCCACCCTCGGATGGAGCGAGCCAGTGCCCGAACCAACGCAACAGCAGAATCGCTCCGACCGCGACCTTCCGGCTGAGATCGCCGACGCTATCTTCGACCGGTATATGCAAGGCGAGGCCGCGACCCGCGCCTATCTACTCGATCGAGGCTTCGAGCCGGCCGAACTCAACCGTCATGAGGAAGCAGCACGCGTAATTGTCTCGCGCACCCTGCGCGAGCATGGCGTGGTGGCGGAAGCGTGATGCGCGCCCGCGCTGCTGTCGCCCCGCGCGACCTCATCACCGCCAGCCTTCAGAGCAATCTTCGCGCGGCCAGGCAGGCGCGGTTACGGGGTGACGACCGCGCTGCTTATGCGCCGGCCCTGATCCTCGGTGCGCTGGCGCGCCACAGCACGCGCCGATCCGTCGTGATAGCGGCCAAAGCCGAGCTGCGCCGCCTGCGCCCGGTCTTCGGCGAAGCCTTGCCGGAGATCGCCCGATGACCGGCACGACCGTCGATATTGACGACTGCGAGCGCTTCTTCGTGCGCTGGTTCGGCTATCTCTACGCTTCCGACGATGAAGCACGCCGCTGGTTTCGCCACGGCGCAGACGTCGAACGCGGTCGCTCAACCCCGTCCGGCGCCGCTCCCGGACTCGATCTTCTCGTGCGCCCAGGTCGTGATGCTGGCAATGCCGACCGGCAGGCCACGCTCGCGGCACCACGAGCGGATCACATAGGGGTCGAGGTTGAGCACGACCGGCAGATCGCCCTGCTGCGCGATGAGCCTGGCACCCACTTTCCACGCCTCGATCGTCGCGACATAGCTCTCAAGAAACTCCGTCTTGTCCTGGAGCATAGCCCGCAGCCGGCGCCAATCAGGTTCCGTGCAGGTGAAGCTTGGCAGGCGTTGCGGCGTGCGCGCGGTCATCTGGCCTTCCTGGTTGTGGCAGCGCCGATCATAGCGCTGGCGCTTCTGGTCGCGAAGCTCTTCTCGTGGGGCGCGCTATGAGGCCGCCGGCGGCGCAGAAGGATCGGGCCGACCAGTGGACGGTGCGCACCACGCGCGGCACCGCCATCGGCCGCGTCGTGCGCTACGGCACCGAACAGTTCCAGGCCATACCCTTCGACGCCGCCGCCAGCATGCACCGCACCAAGAAAGCGGCGGTGACCGCCGTCTTCGCCAGCCTGCGGGCGGCACCACGGGTCGCGTCGTGAGCGCCGCCTTGGCCTTCGCTCCCACCACCCCGTTATCCGCGCCGGACCCGGCACCAAGGCTCTGCCGGATGCCCACCTGGTCGGGCCGGCGCGTGAATCTGGCCGAGCCGCGCCTGGAGGATATCGACCCGTTCGATATCGCCGAGCACCTCTCCAAGCTCTGCCGGCGCCAGGGCACGCTGCACGCCTATTACAGCGAGGCCCAGCACGCCGTGATCGTCGCCCGCGCCTGTGCGCCGGAGTGGCAGGCGTGGGCGCTGCTCTACGGCGCGCATGCCTATCTGCTCGGCCGGCAGATGGCGCTGCTGCGCCTGCTGCTCGACGATCTTGGCGTGCCGCCAGTGATGAGGGCGCTGGAACAGCGTCTCGACGCGGCTATCCACGCCCGCTTCGGCTTGGCGTTTCCGGCACCCGAGGCCGCCCGTGCTGCCGTGACGGCCGCCGCCCACCGGGCTGCCGCAACCGAGGCGCGCGACCTGATGCCGTCACGCCGCGGCGATCACGGCCAGCCTCTGCCCCACCGCATCAAGCCGTTGCCGCCGGCGCCGGCCGCCGAGCTTTGGCTCGACGAGTGCCGCCGGCTGTTCCCGGCCATCCACGTTCGACTGTAAGCCGCGGCGCCGCCGTAACCTTGAGGAGTATGAAGATGGTTGATCTTGCGCTGATCCCCGATGACAGGCTGGCCCTGCTCGACACCGTGACGCTCTATAACGGTGCTCATAACATCAGTGACCGTGACCCGAACGGCCCAGGCTGCAAGCATTGCGCCCGCGAGCTCCTGTACCACGTGGTAACCGGAGCTCACCATGACCGGACACCGCCGGGCTGCACAGTCCTCATGGCGATCCTGCCGCGGCTGAATGACGGGCCGTGGCGCGACGACCACCACCGCACGGAAGTAATGCGGCCGTATCTGCGCCGCTTCCTGCTGCTGGACCCGGCCCACGACGGCAAGCGCATCTTCGCGCTGATCGACTACACCTATCGCACGGCCCTGCCCGAGATCTGCGACGCGGTGGATCTGCCCGACCATGCGTCGGCGCTCCGCGCGGCAGCCCCGGTAACCGACGCGGACTCCGCCGCCGACCTCGCCGCCCTCGCCGACCTCGCCGCCCTCGCCGACCTCGCCGCCCTCGCCGACCTCGCCGCCCGCGCCGACCGCGCCGCCCGCGCCGACCTCGCCGCCCGCGCCGACCTCGCCGCCCGCGCCGACCTCGCCGACCTCGCCGACCTCGCCGCCCGCGCCGACCTCGCCGACCTCGCCGCCCGCGCCGACCTCGCCGCCCGCGCCGACCGCGACGCCCTCGCCGACCTCGCAGACATCGCCGACCTCGCCG